TGCCGTTGTGGCGACCGCGCGCCGCGACGCGCTCGCCGTGGAGCGCCTGTGGCGGGTTGATGCCACCGACGGGGCCGAAGGTCACCGAGGCGACGACCTGATGGTCCTTGGCATCGTTCAGCGGGTCCTGGAGCGAGCCCATCGCTTCCATGACGGCATCGAAGCCGCCACTGGCGGTGAAGGGCTGGATGGTGTTGTCGGTCTCGACGTCGACCACGAGGGTCATGCGATACTTCAAGGCTCAGCCCTCCACCTGCGTGATGCTGAACAGCGCCTTGGACGTGGCATCGCTTTCGTCGTCCAGGTGCCCCAGCGGGTTGTCCATGCCGTCAAGCGTCTCGAGCACCTGACCGACGGTGCCCTTGACTTCCATCAAGGTCACCGGCTTGTCGGTGTCGAACGTGACGTCCATTACCAGTCGATACTTCATGTGGTTCCTTCCTGTTACTTCTTCGCAGCGGGCTTTGGCTTAATCCTGCTCTTCTGCGCTGCCAATCCCTTACTGACCTTCGAGCCCTTCGGTTTCGCGGCGGTGCCGTCCTCCGGAGGTGCGTTGTTCTCGCTGACCGGCTTCTTCGGCGCCGGACCATCGGTCGGCTGCATGGTGAGCGGGTCGAGCGAGCGGCCCAGGTCGTCGACCGGGTTGCCACCCGCGTCGGTGCCAACGATGGACGGCCCTTCGGCTTCGATCTTCGCCATCTCCTCTTCGTAGGACAGCTGGGTCATGCCGCGCTCCAGCATGATCTCGTGAATGGTCTCCCAGGCCAGCGGCGCACCCTGGTTCTTCGCAGCAACCAGCGCCTGCAGGTCGGCCGCAAGGAACTGCTCCTCGCTGTACTCGTTGTTGGCCTTGACCTCGACTTCCTCGGGGTTGGCGCCTGCCCACTTCGCTGCCCACTTCAGCAGCTGCTCCAGGGCCTGCGCTCCTGCGTAGCCGATCTGGTTCAGGGTAGCGGCCTGAGCCGCAACTCGCGTGGCGAGCGCCTCGCCGCTTTCCTTATCCTTGGAGCGGGTGTCGATGAGGGAGCCGGAGCGGTTGCGCGCGGCCACCTTGTCGTTCTCGAGAGCTTGACGCTGCTCTGCGAGGCCAGTTGAAGAAACGCCAACGAACTTGGCGTCAACGCCCTGTCCAGGACGCAGGTTGATAACAGACCCTGCACCAGTCCGGAAAGTGTCATCTTCCTTGCCTCCAATAACCACCAGCGTGTCCTGACCCTGCATGAACAGGTTCTGCCGGTAGTCGGCCTCGCCCCGGTAGATGGCCAGCGCGATGTTGGCCAAGCCCTGGAGCGGCGGATAGTCTGGGGTCGGCAGGTTGTCCTGGGCGTTCACGAACACGAACGGGATTTCGTCCAGGGTCTTGCCCATCATGTTGGGTGCCATCAGACGCCCAGGGTCAAAGGTCAGGTCGCTGTCACCGCTGTACAGCGCTTGGAGGTAGGTGCCCTGGGCCTCGTCCTTCTCGACGTCGCCGAGCACGAGCACGCGGTAGGCCTGCATCCACTTCCACTCGAACTGGCTGACGCGCTTGTAGCCGCTCTCGTTCAGCACCACGAGGTTGAGCTTGGGCACGTCGATCTCGTCGCGCGTGCCGCTGTCCCAGTTGGTGATGGCCTCACCGTTGTAGGTCGCGATGTAGGGCAGCAGCGGTCGCTCAGGGGTCACGATCGGGTTTTCAGGAAGGTCCAACATCAGGCCGAAGCGCCCGGTGACCAGCTGCTGTTCGTTGATCTTGCGGAGGAGCTGTTCGAGCCCCTCGTGCTGCAGCGTCGCGCACTTGCGCATCGGCTCCAGCTTCGCGGGAAGATTGATGGAGGGCGGCTTCTGGTACATCATGCCGATGTAGTACTCGACACCGTCCTTGACGAAGTCGTGGAACACCGCACGCGACCGGTACGCCTGATAGGCAGCGTAGCCGCGCTGACCAGGGTTCATGCCGTCGACGACCATGCCGGAGGTGGGCTTGAGGTATTTCTCCCCGCGCTCCTTCACCGCTTCCTCACCAGCATACGTGTCCCGCATCGTCTCCCAACGGTGCGTGAACAGCTTGTAGAGCGGGTGCTGTGAGGTCAATGCTGCGGTCATGATCGTGTCCTTTATGGCGACTGTTGATCAACTCTCGTTGGTGGCAAATCAGTATAGGCCGACGTGGCTGGCCGAGCGCGCTCTGGTTCCCGCTTCCCGCACACGGTAGCGCGTCTCGTCACCGTTGTGGTCTTCGGCCTTGGTGTCGACGTCGTCCATGTCCTTCTCGTCACGTGGAAGGACAGGCACGCAGCGCACCCAGTGCGGGTTGTAGTCGTCAAACACGAACAGGCCAGGGTTCTCCCTGGGCCTCGCATCCTTGTTGGGCAGCGCGTCCTTGAACATCTTGCGCATCTGCTCCCAGCCCGTCTTGCGTGAGCCTGGGGTCTTGTTGGCGCGCTCCCATTCGATGCCCTTGTACTCCTGGCCGTCGTCGAGGCGCACCTTGCGCGCCATGTCGTCGGCGATGCACATGCCGTTCTGCACGTCGAAGATGCTGTTGTCAGCTGGTCCCGCCTTCACCCGGCCGTGGATGCCCCACTGTATCTCGCGCTCGACGATGCCGCGTGCGATCTCGGTGGCCAGCATCTGCAGACCCTCGTTCGGCTTCTGCGTGCAGCCATACCATTCCCTGATGCGGTACAGGTCGCCTCGTACGGAGCTGCGCCAGCGGCCGAGCCCGTCCTTGAAGTCACTGCCATCACTCTCAGCGTACCAGCCCACGCTGAAGGGCTTGCTCGAACCCCAGTCGAACGCCCGGTCCAAAGCCCAGGAGGACGGGATGATGAACGGCCGCACGAGGTGGATGGTCGGGTTCCACACGTCACCGAACATGCCGCCAGCGACGATGTTCCAGCTGCCGTGCAGCCACGCCTTCGCCATCGCAGGGTTGGCGGCCGAGGCGATGATGGTCTGCTTGTAGTTGGGGTCGGCCTCGAGAAGTATCTTGTTCTCGTCAATGTGTCCATGGATGGCAGCGCGACCCGGCTCAGCTCGGCCTTCGCTGTCCTTGGCGTCGGTGATGACGATCGTCTCCCACCAGCGACCATGCAGACGCCAACGTGCCTTGACCCAGTTGTGGCCAACGCCATAGGGGTTGGTGGTCGAGCGGATCATGCGCGGCACGCCAGGGGTCGAGCACCGGCAGCACGAGAACATTGACTTGTAGCACTCGTCGGTCGGCCAGTTGGTGAGCTCCTCCCAGCCGATGAACGGATACTCATGGCCGTGGTAGTTCCAATAGTCCGAGGGCGAGTTCATGTGCCGGAACATCAGCACCTCACCCGTCGGCCACTCCCACTGCATCTTGGTCTTGTTGAACTTGGCAGCAGGGAAGATTTGCCTGAACCACTTCTCCGACTTGGCCTGAACGTCGGCCAGCTGGGGATAGGTCTGACGGAAAATGATACCACGCCATGCGGCGCCGTAGCCTTTGCCAACGTGCATGGCGAAGGCCATCAGCAGGCTGTCCGTCTTACCAGGACCGCGCGTGCCATGGAACAGGCATTCGAGCAGACGGCAGGCAAGGAAGTCGACCTGCGAACCGTCCTGTGGACACCACGCAACGATCTTGCCGTTGACGACCTTGACGGGGACCTTCGCGGCCTCGATGCGTGACTGTTCGAGGGCCTGGAGGAACTCGCGCTCCTCGTCGGCCGTCGGTGTGTATGTGCCGGGCTCGCTCACTTCTCGCCAGCTCCAGGCTCTTTCTTCGCCTTGTTCTTCTCAGCCTGCTGCTTGATCCACTCAGCAGGCGACATCTCAGCAGGGGCAATGAGCACCGAGCCGGTCTGGTTGACGTCGATCTCCTGGCGCTCCTTGTACTCGGGGTTGGTGCGCCGCATTTCCATCGCCAGGATGTTGGTGGCGTAGATGGTTTCGTGCGCGATGATCTCGTCTTTGTCCTTGCCACCCACGATCGGCTTCTTTACCCCGTTCACAGACAGCTTGATGGCGTGCGCATGGATGAAGTCGGCAAACTCCTGGAGCGCGTCGTCGCGCGCGGCCGCAAAGTCCGGATCGTTCTCGCAGTGGTCGGCCACGGTCTGGACGCAAACGCCAGCGGCCTGCGCTGCCGTGCCCTTGCGGCCGGTCTTGCGCAGCACGTTCAGGTAGATGCCCTTCTGAACGTCGTCGAATTTCACTTTGGAGAGTTGCAGCTTCTTCCGCCAGCCTTGTAGGTCATTGCGCGTCTGTGCGCGCTTCTCGGCAGCGGTCAGCTTGTAGCCCTTGTAGCCCTTCTCGTCGGAGGGCGTGTCAGGCGTATCCTCACCCATGTGGGATCGCTCCTATGATGTAAATGATGCGCTGACCCATGTCAACGTTGGCGCAACGACCCATGCCGAGGCGCCGCTGACAGATATGCGGGAACGAGGCGGGAAGGGCAAGCGGTCTCGCGCTCGCGCGCGTAGCCGTGTCAAGGTATTCAGCTGGGCGAAAGTTTTCGCTGGGCAGTGACTCAGCCTCCTCGACCCTACTCAACGGGTTCCTGGGAGGTCGAGTGCCCAAAAGGCGTGCAGGCCCAGGAGGCTACTCAGCGACGCTCACCCCTACTCTACCTCTACTCTTCTTCTCTAGAGAAAGAGAGAAAGGTAGGGGAGGGGCGTGCGCCTGGGCCTAATTTCTCGGGCAACAAAACGGGTGAGTAGGTCGAGGAGGTTGAGCGATCGCCTGCAAGAGGTTCATCGGCCAACGCAATCTCTAGCTCGACCTTCGTAACAAGGTCGAGTAGGGGTGAGCGATCAGCCCAAGCGCTGAGTGCGGATCAGGTCATAGCGCCGCTTCGGTCGCGCCTTGCGCTTCCGGTGGTTGTAGCGGTACGACAAATATTCTCGCCACAGCAACCCGGCCGCATGCCGGTGCTCCGCTGGCATCGTGAGATAAAACTGATGCCATGTGTCAAAGCCAGTTTGCAGCGTTAAACGAGGCAAAACGCCCATCAACACCCGCTCTGATAACCATTGTAACACCTTCACCCGCCTAGCGTTCTTGCCAGGACGTGCGTGATGGAAGATGTATTGCTCGAAGCTCGGAGCGACTTGTTTCATCCTGCCATTATCCCTCGCCCTTTGGAACCACACAACTCATGGACAACCCCTGGACCTTCGCGAACTGGAACCTCACTGCTCAGGGGCAGTACGTGCTTCAGTATGGCATGGCCAAGGCCGAGGCAGCAGCTGCCCAGGCAGGCACGACCCTCGGTGGTCCGCGTCCGCCGCCTCCCCATGGCACCAACGTCAAGATCACTGTCATCCAGAAGCGCATCATCCAGCGTATTGAAGGTGGTCAGAGCGGCTCGGGACCGCCTGTCTGATGCCGTTTAGCGGTCGGCCCTACCTCGGTCAATTCTACATCCAGAATGAGAACCAAGACCTCTGGCTGTACGAGCGTGTCAATGGCATCCCGCAGTGGGTGCGCAAGGGCAACATCCGTGACGAGGGCACCAGCGGCTTGGTCGGCATCCAGCCGATCTTGTCGCAAGGCTTCAACATGGGGCTGACGCTCCAGCGCATCCGCTATCTTGATCCGACCTTCCACAGCGCAGGTTTCGGCATGGACGTGCTGGAGCTGCAGCGCATCCGTCTGCTCACCGCTGCCTTCGACTTCGGCCTGGGTATGTCCCCACCACCGATCGTCGACCGCGTGGTTGCGCTCAACGTCATGATGGCACTCGGCTTCAACGAGGCCGCAGCGGTCCACCTCACGGCAGGTGTCGACCTCAGCGTCAACATGCAGCTCGGGTTCAGCGAGGCCGCAGCCATTCAGCGCATTCGGCAGCTGTCCGTCAATATGGGGCTCGGGTTCAGCGAGGCCGCTGCCATTCAGCGCATCCGCTTCCTCACTGCCTCCATGGCGCTCGGCAGCTCGCAGTCCAACACCTTGAACCACGCTGCTGCTCCCAAATTCCTGGTGGAGAGCGACAACGCCAGCCCGTTCGTACGCTGGCTTGACAGCTCGCTCACCAAGATCAGCGACCCGGCCACCATCCCGACCACGCTGGTGCAGGCCGCTGACATCAGCAGCAGCTTCACGGCAGTGGCCACGCCGAGCACGCTGCTGATCTATGACATGACGTCCGGTGCTCCGGTCAAGGTGACAGGCCCGGCCTCGCCCCCGGCCTGGAGCAACATCGTCAAGCTGCAATTCTCGCCCGACGGCAGCAAGCTGATGGTGATTGACAACACCGTCTCGCCTTTCGTTTGGGTGTACAACACCTCCACCTGGACCACGGTCACAGCCCCCAACCCTGGGCGTGCAGTGCAGCAGGCTGTCTGGAGCCCCGACGGCAGCAAGATTGCCCTGGGCTGTATGAGCAGCTCCTTCCTGAGCATCTACAATGCTTCCACCGGAGCTCTGATCACCTCGCCTGCCACTCAGCCAGTGGCCACGGTGCGTGGCTTGGCCTGGAGCCCGGACGGCAACCACCTAGCGATGGCGGACGCTTCCAACGCCTTCATCGTTTACCGCACTGACACGTGGGCCAAGCTGGCTGATCCAGCCACCATGCCCAGCGGTTCAGTCTCGTCGCTCGGGAATGTGCTTGCCATTTCGCCTGACAGCAGCAAGATTGCGCTCGGAACCAACGGCACCCCGTTCCTCTGGGTCTACTCACTCAACGCTGCTGCCCACACGCTCACCTATATCGCGGCGCCTGCAACCCTGCCGACCGCCCAGGTGCGAGCGCTGGCCTTCAAAGCGGATGGCTCGGCGCTGTTCGTTGGCTTCCAAAACACGGTCTCGCCGCGTCTGTACTCGTACAACACGTCGACGTGGGCCAAGAACACCGACCCGGTCACTCAGCCGGGTACCAACCCATTCGCACTCGCCAGCACACTTTAACCAGAGGAGTATCTCATGTCTGACATGTCGGCTTACCTGGGGGATAAGCTCCTCAACTGGATCAAGGGCACCGCGTTCGGCACTGCACCAGCCAGCGCCTATGCAGCGCTGTGGAACGGTGACCCGGACGCTGGTGGCACCGAGGTCACCGGCACGGTCAACCTGACGCGACAGGCTGTCACGTGGGGCTCCGTTTCCAGCCGAGCGCTGACCAACACGGCGGAAGTGAACTTCGGCACTGCCAACGCAGGCGCCACAGTGACCTTCGTCACGCTGGAGGACGCGGCCTCGGCATCCAATCGGCTCTCGAAGAAGGCGATCGCCTCGGCCGGTGTCACCAGCGGCGAAAAGGTTGCCATCGCCGCTGGCGCTCTGGTACTGAGCTACTAGCCCTCTGGTCCTTCGAGGGTGTTGTCAACAGAAGCCGTGGCGCCTTTGCCGGTGCCAGGGCTTTCACGCACGTGCTGACCGGTGCCGTTCCCATCCAGCGTCCACTTGCGCTGCCGGTTGACCATCATCTTCTTGTTGATCTCCTGGCGGTAGTCCACGCCCAAGGTCGTGAAGATGCGCATCAGCGTGATGATGACGTCGACGCCTTCCTCGGCCACAGCGGCCTTCAGCTTGCTGAAGGCCTCGTGCTTGCCGTCGCGCACCGCGTTGTCCAGCGCGTCGCAGGCACGCAGCAGCTCGCCCATCTCCAGGTTGGTGCGGATCGCCACCGTGTTGAAGTTGCGCAGCTGGCCGAACGTTTTCTCAGCCCACATCGAGATGGACCACTGGCTCTCGTTGGCAGGTATCCAGCCCAGGGTCTGCACCCAGGCCTCGAACTCACCCTTGTCGTTGATGCGCAGGTCACCCGCCTTGGGCGCCCCGTCGGCCTTGTTGTAGTTCGGCGCCTCTCGTGCAAGTGAGTCTTTAGCGTAGAGGTTGTCCATAGGTTTCTCCTTCTAGTCACACTTGCGGCATGCAGGGTGACAGTTGTGTGGGCAATTAGGCATCGAGGCACTCCCAAGCCGCCTTGTCCCAACAGGTTTCGCAGAGCCACTTGCCGCGCCACACCCGCCACTTAGGGTTGGTGCAGGTCGAGCAGGTCAGGCTCTCCACCGGCCGTCGTACACCGACACTATCGTCCGGCACCCGTTGTTGTAGGTCACGATGTGCGCGTGCGTCCATGAGCTGAGGCCCTTGTTGTAGCGCATGTCCAGTTTGCCAGAGACGCCTGCGACGTAGACGTGATCGACAATCTCGGCCGTGTGCTTGTCTGCCATGTTGATCTTCCGAGCGGCTTTCGCGATGCCCATCGGGGTACCGCGAGCTCCATTAGCTCCTCTATCCCCGTGCAGACCGCATTCAATTCCCCCGTCCAGGTGGCGCAAGATGACGTCGCTGGCGTCTTCACGCAGGAACTCCATCTTGTCCAACGCGACCGGAGCGAATTCTCGTATGGCGTCCTCGATCAGGTTGTAAGTAGCGTCATCGGTTCGCAGCGCCTTGAGTACCCGGCTTGTGAGAGCCAGGATGACTTCAGCGTTTTCCGGGTCCTCCCGCCAGTCAATTTCGCATAGAGCTCGTCCAAGGTGGCGGTCGTGATTGCTGTTGACGGCGACGGTTCTGCACCAGTCTCGTTGCATCGCTGCTGCCACCTGGGCAGTGCCCCGGAGCTCCCCAGACATGCTTCGTCGATCATTGCGGTGATACGCTCGATAGCTCTCGAACGGATCTTTTCGTGTATGGTGCCCAAAGGGGCTGGCGTCGAGCAGGTCGTGGACGTGCTGGGAATACGGACGGAGCGTGTCAAGCATATTACCGTCTCCGAGCCATCCGGCTTCAGCGGTGGCTGCATCGAGCTTGGTGGCGTGGACGTCACCCCAACAGATGTTGGCAACGCGGCCATTGTCTTTAACCAGCTTTCCTCCTTTGAAAACGAGGGCGAGGTCACAAGCCGTGCCATCGCTTCCCTGCTCAATATGCCGACACCACCAGTGGCCATCGTGGTCTACCTCAACGAGCAGGGCGGAGTAGGCGTGGAAGTGCTCTGCTCGGAAGCCTTCCTTGCGCTGAATGTAGTTGCGCTGGGTACAAGCGCCGGTGGTGTACAGCAGCTTCACACCCTCGCTCTTCATGCCGGGGACGCTCTTCAGCGCGATGGTCGTGTGCGGTACGATGGTGCTCTTGCGGTAGGTGTAGCTCTCAAGCCCAGAGAGCGGGCGACGCGCGGTCGGCATGATGTTCAGCTCGGCACAGAAGGTGAGGCGCGGTGCGAGGTCCATGCGGTCCTCCACGAGGTACTCACGCACCTTGGGGTCGAACATGCGCTCCCACGCTTCGCCAGCGCCGAGCACCGCGTCATCCTTCGGCCGCTTCTGCATCGCCTTGTTGGCGAAGGCGTCCTTGTTGTACATCAGGCCTGCAACCAGCAGCGTGGCGTCGTAGTGGATGGCGATCGCCTGCAGGTTGTTCCACCATGCCTCGTTGACGACGGTGTCGTTCTGTGCAGAGGTGCAGAGGTAGCGCTTGACCTTGCCCTTGGCGGGTTGCTCCCACGGCGTGGTCTCCAGTGCCTCCAGCTTGCCGTTGCGCTCGCGAATGAGCCCCAGCTTCTTGGCGTCCTCGATCGACTTGCGCAGCGTGTCACGGTGGATGCCCAACGTTCGAGCAGCAGCGGTCATATTGTCACCGGCCGCGTGAAAGGCCTGGAGGCGTTCAGCAAGCACGTCGTCACTCGGGATCGATTTAGCCACGGGCAAATTCCTTGTATGTGTACGGGAACACTTTCTCCCGAAACCGAACAAGGAATTTTCCCGTGCCCGCAATCCTTTACTGGCTAGACTTCTTCGTGGTTCCCGCGCTCATGGCGCTGTACGCCTGCTATGCGTGGCCGCTCTCGGACGGCACCGTGCTCAGCTTCGTGTTCGCTGGCTATCTCAGCTGGGTGTTCTTCGAGTACGTGCTGCACCGGTGGGTGTTCCACACCAAGGGCTCGCCTTACTGGTGGCCGCATGTCAAGCATCACCATCACCCGTTCGATCCGACCGGCATGCCAACCCCCGGTCTCGCTCCAGTGGCGCTGTTCGCGGTCGGCTCGGCCTCCTGCCTGCTCCTAGGCGCCCACTTCGGCTCCTCCTGGGCGGTCGGCTTCCTGGGTGGCTACATGACCTACATCGTCACCCACCACCTGATCCACAACGGCACGCTCACTGGTCCCATAGCCCTGCGACACGAGCTCCACCACAAGGGCTGGGCCTTCAACTACAACCTGATGTGCCCGCTCGGGGACCTGCTGTTCGGCACCTACAAGGAAGTAACGAAACGTTAACGGACGGGCAGGCATACTCTGGCCAACACCGGAGACCCACCCATGTCTAAGCTGCCTTTCTCAATCTCCCTTGGCTTCAGCGCGAAGCCCAAACCGCCAGTGCGCCAGCCGCAGAGCGGCAATGATATCGTCAAGGCAATCCGGGGTGTTTGACGACATCAACATTGAGCTGCACCGGACCTTGCGCGAGCTCACCGCTCGTGCAGAGGCCAAGGTGCGCTCAGGCCAGCTCGGGTTGGCCTTTGAGGGCCTAGCCCTCGGTGAGCACGCCCAGGAAGGCGGCGACCCACAGCAGCGCGGCGAGGGCTAGCACCCGACCGGGGACCAGCTGGCAAGCCCAGGCGCCCAGGGTGAGCATAAGGGCCGCGCTGCCGTAATAGGCCACCAGCCCCCTCCAATCAAGCTTGTGCATCGTACCGGTCTCCTCTGGACATGAAAAGGGCCGCTGGGACGGGGAGCCCCAGCGGCCAAGGTTGCCTCACCGTGCTCCTGGGGCGGCCAGGAGGGGCGAGCTCTACCTACACTGTGTGGGTCGGTGCAGGATGAGGCCGTCGTCAGTGTAGAGCCGAACCGGGGCGCAAAGCCGCGCCTGGGTCCGCGCCTTGGCTGCAGCCTCCTCGTTGGTCTCCGCATGGAACGGAATGGCCAGCGAGGGCGAGCTCTGCTCTGGGGCCGGGGTGTACTCGGGGACGTCAATCACCCGAGGCCCACGGTCGAGCAGCCAGTGAGGCGGAATGAACGTGTTGTCGAATTGATAGCGATGATAATGGCCCGCATGGGCCGGGGAGGCTAGGCAAACCGCCAAGGCGGCCATGAGTGCAATGCGTTTCATGTCAGTCCTCCGAAAATGGTTGGTTACTGAAAAAGGGGTAACGGGGTCAGCCTGGGATGGGGGCATCGAGAGCTGACCCCGCCCACTTGCGCCTGCATGAGCCTAGGAGCCGCTCAGGCGCAGGTTCTTGTGAGCCTTGAAGGTGTGGCTCGCGACGTTCTTGATCACCTTGGTGCCACGGTTGGCATCATAGTGGCCCTTCTTGTCGTGAGACAGTTTGAAGCGGACCCGGTCAACCAGACCGCGCGCCTGCTTCTCGTTCTCCAGATCGAACTTCTGAACGATCTCTTCGACGGTGACGCCGGTCGGTCGCTGCATCAGCTTGAGGACCTTGGCGTGAGCGCTAGAACGTGCCATGATACTGATACTCCTGGTTTCTAGGGCCTTTCGAGCCCTCTAATCTAAGCTCCGTCCCCGGTTAGGGTTCAGTCAGCTTCGTGCCTCTCTTCTGTCACTTACGGAAGCAAAAGACAAGCGCCGGTCGATGTCCTTCTAGGATGCTCCTCCATTTATGGTTAATGTAATCCACTCTTGGCCGTCGCTTAGGGCGATTTCGGGGCGCCGGATCACTTCGTCCATCAGTCCCCAATCGACAACCCACTCATAGCGAAGGGCCACCGAGGTGGCCCCACGCAGCAACGGGAGACAGGCTTCGCGTGCTGGAATAGCAGGCCTGCCCCCGAGGGTCTTGAACACGAGAGGGTGGAGCTCAGCCCCCGTCACTGCTCACTCCAGCGTCTGGCGCAGCCGTATCAGCAGCGCCGCTCTGCGCAGCCTCCCCTGGGCTTTCTGCACTGCTCGGAAACGTGCCTGCAGGCACCTCCCAGGCGGACGTGTGCGTCTCGATGTGTTCGGGTTCCACCACGTGGTTGACGAGGTGGGTGATGATCGTTGCGTCGGCGTTGTAAGACTGGTGGAGCAGCGCGATAGCTGCCTCGAAACCTTTCCGGCTGAGAAGCGGTCGGCCCAAGCGTCGGCGCTGATCGTTGGTTCTCCGGATGATGTCCGGGTTCAGTCGGTTAGTCATTGCATTCCTCTTTCAGGGTTCACACTCGTCACAGACAAATTCGTCTGCCTCGTCTTCGTGGTGCTCGTCGTGACCGCACCACCAGCCACACTGCGAGCACTCAAAGAGCTGCTCGTCCAGTCGTTCCGCAAACGCAGCGTAATGTGAAGCGGCCTCGAACTCAGGTCCGAGCTCCACCAGGGTCTTGCACGTGCCCAGAAGCAGCTCTGCAGCACGATCCGCCAAGGCCACCATGTGCACCTTGGTTGCTTCCTCGTTCGTCATTTGCCCTGCCCTTCAGGCACGAAGACAGCCGACGGCTCACGGTGGTCCGGCAGCAGGTAGTACAGCCAGCCACCCTCCACAGGCAGGCGCCAAACTGCAGGCGCTGGGAAGGCGCTCGTTGCCACCTTCTCCCAGTCACCAGTAGCGCGACCAACGTCGTCGAGGTCTCGCCCTCGCATGATCTTCTCCAAGCACGCTTGAGATGCGGGTCCTGTGCTCGATCAGCTTGACCCGGCCGGGGAGTTTGCCAAGGCGCCGTAGCGCCCTGCGCTGTTTCTTCGAGACCTTCTTCAAAGGCCTGCCACTTCCATGAAGTGGCGCTCCACGTCATGGAAGTATTCCCACATGTGGTCTGCTGCGGTCGCGGTCATGCCCAGCCAGACGTACAGCATCAGCATGGCGCGAGCCTCCGCAGCGCGTCGTGCAACAGCACCGCCAGCTCGCGCATCCGCTTGCCGCGATACTGGACGTATGACTTGGCGGGAACGGCCATCATCAGGTTGAAGGGCGTGCCGTCGAAGTCACCACAGGCCGAGCGGAAGTCAGTGCGGTACAGCACCGAGGGCTTGCCCTTGGCGTGACCGTAGCCGAGCTCCCAGCAGGTGCCGCTGTCCGGGTCGGGGCCGTCCATGCAGGCGACAATCACGTCGCACCAGTCGACGCCTGCAACGTCAGTGTTGAAGATGGCCTCAGCTGAGACCGGCCGGACGTTGGTCTCCTGCTCCTGGGGCAGGAAGCACTCGTACCCGAACTCCCGGAGCTCCTCGGCCAGCTGGAGGTTCTGTTCAATGTCGCCGAAGGTGAACAGCGGCCCTGCAAGATACAGCTTCACGAGGACACCACCGGCTTGACCTGGGCCTTGATGAACTTCCACGCATCCTGACACTGGATCGACTGGTCCATCGCGTCCAGCAGCGCGTCGTGGCTCGGCTCAGGCCAGTTAGGCTTGACGTAGCCCAAGGCCTCGGCCGTCTGCTCCAGGGTGCGCTGGTCCCGAGCCTTGCGGTAGTGCCAGGGCGCCGCGTCGTGGCCGAGCAGCCGGTTGGCGTGCTCCAGGATGGCCGCGTCGAAGGCAGGCCCCTTGGACCAGAGCGTGCCCTCCTCGTGGAAGCCGGGAAGCCCAGCGAGCCAGGAGGTGAAAGCCAGCATCGCCTTGGGCAGCGGATGGGAAGCACCCTTGAACGCAGAGGCGGTGCCCTGTCGGCCGCGCCACCAATCCACCGTGTCCTCGTCCGTGGTCATGCCATAGGCCACGCTGGACTGCAACGCCACGTTGCAGCAGAACCGATGGGTGATCTCGCGCTCGTTGAACTGGCAGGCGCCGATCTGGATGATCGCTGCCGTGGGACCTTTGCCCATCGTCTCAAGGTCCAGCATTACATCAAACTTAAACATTATTCCCCTCGCCCTTCTGCGTAGAGCTCCATCTGGGTCACGACCAGCAGGCCCACCGCGTTCTTCACGCTGTCAGTGCAATTCTTAAACCCCGAGCCGCGCAACCCGCAATCGTACGCGATGATCAGCTCCTTGACTTCCAGCCCTTCGTCGATCTCACGTAACAGATCGAGGAGGGCCTCCCTGGGCGACCAACCGGCCGCGTCATCCCTTGTCTTTCGGTGGTTGTTGAGTACGACCACCCCCTTGTATTCCTCAGTCATGGTACCGCGTCCTTTCAGCATTCCCATTTCCATTTCCGTTTTCAGGTGCCGGGCCACCGGCCGCACTCCTTTCTGGTGGCCCAGTCCTGAAAATGAACGGAACCCGTCAGCCTTGAAGCTGACTCAGTGTGAGCGTGTGTGCCTCGGCCTTGTCGTCCACATTGACAAAGGCAAAGCCCAGGTCGACGTAACGCAGGTCAAGCTGGCGCGCGTCGCACCCGTCGGTGAGGCCAACCCCGGTCTCACGCTCGATGATGGCGAGCTCAGCTGCCAATTGAGCCTGTGTCACCTCGGAGTGGCGCTCGGCCTCGTCCTGGTAGCGCACCAGCATGGCCTTGCGCTCCTTGTCGTGGTCGTCGCTGATGCGTCGACAATTCAGAGCAGCCTCCAGCGCTGCCCCCTTGAGCTGGATCGTTTTCATCGTACCGTTTCTCCGTTCACTGCTTTCCCGCGCAGCATCATGACTTCAAAGTCCAACCGGAGGCGGGTCATCGCGGTCAGAAGGTAGGAGCGCAGCTGGAAGGAGCGGGCTGCAGCAGGGGGTGCCTGCCGAAACGCCTTCTGCCAGATGGCGCAGAGCTCTTGGTAGGTGCCTTCTTCAAGGCTTGTCATTGCTTATCGTCCTTGACATGGGCCAGTTTGATGGCCCAGATTTCAAACCACGCCTGCGGCATGGTGGCAGCTCGACCGTTGAACTGGGTGCCGTCCGGCAGCACAAGCCACCACGCGAAGCCGCCCACGACGCTCGTTATTGTCATTGTCATCTCAAACCCTCCCGTTCGGCTTGCCAGCGCGCGGCGCGAGCAACCTGCTCCCACAGCGTCATGGCCGCCAGATATTGATGTCGCTCGGTACCGAGGTACCACAGGCCGTCCGGCCTCCGGCGGAACACCCAGCCGCAACCTTCGAGCCGCTTCTTAGCCGCGCGCACCTCTCCAGGCAGCTGCTGGATGTCTTCCTCTGCGGTGCTAGCCATGTCAGGCCTCCGGCCAAGTCTTGGCCTCGTCCACCGCGCGCTGGGTCGCGCTGATGGCCTGAGTGAGCATGACACCCATCAGCCGCTTCTCCTCCGGCAAGAGGAGCGCCAGCGCCAGCATGATGGCCTTCTGGTTGCGCAGGATCAGTTGTTCAGCGCTTGTCATTCGCACGTTTCGCCTCCACTTCTTGGATTAGCTGTGCCAGTCGGATCAGCTCGTTGCCGACCTTCCTCGGTTGGGTGAGCTGGCGCCTCGCTATGAGGTCGCCGAGCTCTTTGATACGCCGCGCTGCGTCTGCCGGTGTCACTCCTCACCCTCCTCTTCCGGCTCGTCGCCACCGCCAACCTTCCACGCATCTTCGCTGTTGACGCATTCCATTTTCTCGCCCCAGGGGTCGCGCGGCCAGCCGACTTCGGCGATCATCTTCGGCGAGCACAGCACCTTGAACTCGGGGTCCTGGGTGGACTTCAGCCTGATCCAGCCGCCCATGGAGCCCCGGCCGGTCTCCTTCTTGATGGGCGTCATCTTCTTGTGCGGGTACGGCCCCAGCTCGGTGGCGATCCGGCTCAGCTTGAGCCAGAGCTCGGAGCCCTCCTCGGCGTAGGTGGCGGTCGCCTTGCCCACGAGGCCGAACTCCTTCATCAGCTTCTTGAACGGCCCCTTGTGCCCAGCAGCGGTGCCAACCTGGGCGTGGATCAGCTCGTGCAGCAGGATGTCAAGCACCCGGATCGGCTCGTCCTGGGTCGGGCAGATGAACATGTTCACCGTGCCGTCCGAGCTCGTCTCAGGAGACCAGCACTGCCCAATAACGTGGCCGCGTCCGCCCTTGGGGAAGCCGCACGAGCAGCTCCGTTTCTCCGGCAGCTTGTAGCCGTTGCCGTCGAAGAAGGCCTTGTCCAGGCACTCGATCGCGGCGAGGAGCCAGCCCTCGCGGGTGGTGTGTTCGTTACGCTTCAACATAGGGCACCAGTTGTTTGTTCACGGGGTTGACGTGGAACCCGTCAGCGAAGCTGTCCAGGCGTTTGTTGGCGGCGCCGTACACCCGGCCGTCCGGCTCGACTGAGAGCGCGAAGTTGAACGAGGTGAACTTCTTCCCCTTGAGGAAGTTGGCCACGGTGGCGACGAAGTAGGGGTCCTGGCTGTGTGCCAGGTAGTGGAACAGGTTGGCGGTCGGGCGGTCGCGGCGTTTCATGTTATCAAACCTCGACTGAGACGGTGGTGAGGGAGGCGGTCGAAACGTTGAAGGCGTACTCGGCCGCGTAGCGCTTGGCGACGCTCCAGGCCTTGCGGCGGTCCCAGCCCTCCATGCAGAGGCCGTTCTGAAAATAATACTTGAGGGCTCCAAGGTAGGCGGTGCGGCGGGTCATGGCGGTCTCCGTTTCTATGAGAGCAGTATCGGACGGCATCGTACGAAAGACAACACCGTCCGTCTCGGTTGGTTAACAAACCTTTACTCTCTGAACCAGGGTCTGCGCCTCGCCTTGATAGCTGTCGTGCGCCTTGATGGTGGCCTTGATCGTCAGCTCCTGGCCCTTCTCAGGGCAGAAGGCAGTGGACTTTGACACGATGGCGTTGTCACCCTCGCGCATCGTCACGATCCACACCGTCTCCGAGCCGTAGCCGGAGAACGAGGGGCGGACGTAGTAGCTGACCCGCTGCACCCGGACCTTGAAGGTACGGCGCTCGCCAGCGGTGCCGACGTGCTGCGAGGCGGCTCGGAGGCGAGCCCGTTCGTCCAGGTCGGCCATCGTGTTGGCCACGGCCTCCAGCGCACGGTCGGACACCCGACCACCCTCCAGGCCGCGCTTGATAACGTCGGCGATGAAGCCGCCTAGGTCGGCGTAGGTTGCGGCCTTGGCGATCAGGTCGGCGTGCTCGACCTTGAAGGCAGCAGCGCGCTCGTCGCGTTCCACCTTCCAAGCCGCCTCGCGCTCCTCGCGCTTCATCCGGCTCTTTGCCGCCCGCTTCTCCTGGGCCATCTTGAGCCGCTCACGGCGGACCTGCTTGATGAGGCCAACGTCCCCGGTGCGATTGACGCACTCGGAACCCACCACGAAATGCTTGTGGTCGGCGCTCACGATCTCGTAGTTGTGCATGATCGCCATGCCACAATAATGGCACGAGCCCAGGCCCAGGCCGCGCGGCAGAGCCGCCAGCGCGTTGTTGTAGGCCGTCGGGTTGTGCTCGGCCAGCGAGGGCGAGGGGATGGAGTGCACGGCGACGCAGCGGAACGGCGCTTTGCCGAGGTTGCTCTTCTCAAAGCAATGGACGGGTTGGTCGGTCATTGACGCGGTCCTTGTTTCTGGATCGTACGAACAGCTTAGAGCCGTCCGAAGCAATCGACAACCGCGTCAGTTGAAGATGGTTAACAGACCGTTAAGGTCCGTCGTCAGGGGGCTTTCGAGCGCCACGGCGAGCAGCAGCTGGAGGCGGTGGGCGTCCAGGGGTTTCTTTTTGGGAACCTTGGTGTCGAGTTCCTCGGCGTGCTCGTCCGCCCACGTCTCATAGCAGAGCTGGCAGAGGGTTTGGTCGGCGTCGGCACAATACATCGCGCGCCGCTCTGGGCATTGTTCACAGTGCATAACAGGCTCCTAGGCTGTTGGGTCCGAGGAGCCTGCACCCGCAGAGGTTAAAAGACAAGTGGACTAAAACCGCGACTTTAGAAGGGGGGCTTATCCTGATGTTGGGTTCCCTCAGCTTCAAGCTGCACCGGGTTCGGCCACACCACCCGGCCGTACTTCTCTTCCCAGGTCCGTCGGCAAATGTCCAGCGACGGAATGAGCCAGAAGTAAGCGCGCTTCCGCACCTGATGGCTCATGCCCATGTTGTCGATCTCAGTGAACGAGGCCATGCGCTGAATGGTGTCAAGCCCAGGAGCCACGGCGGCGAGGAACATGCCTAGCGAGGTCTCAGAGCCGCGCCGCATGATGCCCCAGCGCTTCGAGTGCTCCACGTAGTCATCAATGATCGCCTGCTTGCGCGCCTGCGGCGTCCAGATGGTGTCCTCGGCAAACACGTGGCCGTCCCACAGCTTGTTGAACCACCAGTCTTGCTCTGGGGTCATGGACAGCTTCTTCTGGTCCTTCAGCGCGTCCGTCTGGGGCACATGACGCACCTCGTAGCCGCTGAGGTCATACGAATTGAGCATGTGAAGCAGGGCCTCGCGGCCTCCTGCGTCGAGCTGGTCCATAATAGCCCTGAAGTACGGCGCCTGCTGCTGCTTCTCAGCGGAGACGTCAAGCACCAGAAAGCGACGCTCATCACCGGAAGCAGGCACAACGTGATCGTCATTGGAAGCCATAATAAGATGCACATAATTTGGACAGCTTTCGACGTCGACGCCCTTGGCTTCGATCTGGATGGTCTCCTCGGTGATGAGGGTCTTGAGGATGGAGGCGTGCTTCTTGTCACCTGCGTAGAAGGCTTCGTCGGCGAACAGCACAACGACGTCTCTGAGATGACTGTTGAAGTTGCCGACCAAGTGGCTGGGATTGGAAATTTGGAGGAAGTGGCGCCCGAAAAGACTTCCAAATACCTTTGCGAAGAATGATTTGCCGACACCCTTGCCTCCTCTCAGCACGACGGCCACCTGCCCAGGGGAGCCGGGGTCCTGCACGCAGCGAGCCATCCAGCCGATCAGGTAGGTGTAGATCGCGTCGTCGTTGTTGCAGACGTTGCGCTTGACGTGGTCGAGGAACAGCGAGCAATCGCCCGGCCTGCTGGGCACTGCAAAGCCCTTCCACATGTTGTATGATCCTGGGGTCTCTTTGTTGGGGGCGAACACGATGGAGCGGTACTGGCGGCGCTGCTTCTGCTTCAGCCACCACTTGCCCACCTCGGTGTACTTCGGCACGCCCTTGTCGTCCTTGCCGATCTCCACCTGCTCATTCATGTAGGCGTTCCGGAAGTCGTCGAACGACATGCGGGTGAGGCGCGAGCGGTTGAGCGCGTAGTCCATCACCTCTTCCACCACGCGGCATTTGCCACCGATGTTCATGATGACCGCATACTCTTCGTTCAGCTTGCGCAGCCAGGGCTCAACCACCTCTTCCTTGGCACGCTCGATCTGCCGGATGGCATACTTGTCGGCCGAGCCGCCCTTCTCAAGGATGCTCTCGCTGATGCCGTAGTCAGGGTCGGTGAGGATCGAGAAGATGACGTCATCCGGAACGCCGCAGCGCGTCAGCTGGCAGCACACGTCGAACACCCACATCGAGCGGCTGTTGTCGCCCTCCTTGGGCTCGTCCGGATGGGTGCCCTGGACCAGGATGACCTTCACCCGGTCGGGCACGCCCCACTTGTCGAGCTCGTTGATGTCCTCGATGCGCGCGATGTTGCCGCTCACCTTGACGGTGGAAGTCTGCCCACCCGTGAAGCCCTTGACGTCGGGGGTCTGGACGGCCGGTGCAGCGGTGAACTTGCCAAGGGGGTAGGTGACGTCGGTGAACGACACGAGGGTGGCGAGCTGCGCCGTCCGACCCTTCTTGCGCTTCTTCTCGTCCGGAACGTTGATGGTGCCGGGGAGCCGCATGATGCGGTCAATGTTGTGGCAGTTGTCGCCACCGAAGGTCAGCTCCAGCTGCTGGTTGTAGCGCTTGGCGTCCTCCGCCAGCTGGAGGTCCCCATTGACAGCGATGGGAACCTCCAGCCGCCAGAAGGCCTGATAGCCGCCTCCGGAGAAGAGCACAGCTGTCGGTGCGGGGACGGACGGTGGCAGCTTGGAGCTGAACAGGGCCTCAAGGCGCACCCGTTCTTCCCCGAGGTCTTCACCTGCACGGGGGTCCACGTCCACATGGAGGTACGCGACCTCCTTGATGTCCTCGCGTTCGGCCTTCTTGGACAGATCACGCAGCGGCGGATTGACGGACCAGTAGATGTTCCGCTCACCGTTGTACTGCTTCAGCCATGAGACGAGGGCCTCCTCATCCTTCGGACGAAACGTCCTCGTCTCAATGGCCTTGCGGTCGGTGCGGATCGCCGTCAGGACCCAAGGTCCCTCGGGGTACATCTTCCGGAGAAAGTCAACCGCTGCTGCGTTATCTGGCGTAGGTGTCACTTATGCGTCCCAATAGCTGGTCAGTCGCGTGCAGTCCTGCTTGCCGCTCTCCATCTGGTTGACCCACCAGCGGCACAGCCCAAGGTCACCCGCGATCTGGACTTGCGTGTAACCTGCCCGCTTGCGCTGCAAGACGCAACGCTCGTGGGGCTTGAGACGCCCGATTGCGACCCGTTTGGCGGGAACCTTGCCCAGCTCGATCTGGGAATAGGCCCCCAGGGAAACCTTCAGCCGCTTGGCAGCTCCCCGTTGCGTTTCGCCGCGTCGAGTGCGGTCAATGTAGTAAGTCTCCGCTGTTGAAGGCGGTTCAAATCCATCGTGAGCCAAGTCGCTAGTTCCTTCTCGTTGAGGCCCTTCCATGTTATGAGGGCACGGATGAACAGCTCCTTGCGCGTGGCACGGCCAAGGCACTGAGCTGCGGTTTCACCGTCGAACAGGAGCCAATCCTGCCCTCCGGCCTGGAGCAGGACGAAGGCACGACCACCGCGCCTCCACCTGCGTTTCAGCCACACACGCTGCTGCGGTGTGAAGTGGTCGACGTGAACCTCGCTCACGTCGCTGTTCTTGGGCCAGCTGCGAACCCATTTGAGCTCGACCCAGCCACCGATGTACTCCACGTCAGGAGTACCCGGCAGCACCCGGTTCTCCACCGCAATGGCGTCCAGGTGCTTCAGTGCCCGAACGATGCGGCCGCGCTGGTCACGCTCGCTCAATCCAGGTTCGGGTAGAAGAGCATCTCCACACCCGCCTCCTTGAAGTAGGACATGGACTTCTCCATGATGTCAGCCCAGCGGGCGGCCTTGTCCTCCGGAATGATCGGCGCCACGATGCGCTTGATGCCAGCCTGGATCATGTGCACGGCACAGCGGTCGCAGGACATGAACGGCCACGTGTAGAGCGTGTAGCCGCGCACCGGCTCGCGGGCGGACAGCACCGCGTTCATTTCGCAGTGCACTATCTTGCTGAGCTTCACGTCCCGGTTAGCGCTGTCGTAGTCCTCCGGCAGATCGGCCAGGAGGCGAGGGAAGCCGTTATAGCCCAGGGAGGCGACCGTGTTGTCCGGCCGGACGATGACGGCGCCGGTCTGCGTGCTCGGGTCCTTGGACCAGGAGGCAACCTCCTTGGCGAGCCGGAGGAAGCGGCGGTCCCACTTCTGCAGGCGCTCCCAAGCCTCGTCCTCCGCTCGCGCATCACGCTCGCGGGCCTCCTGGTTCTGCGAATGAAATCTCATGACATGCTGTCTCCCCAGCTCTTGCCAAACTCGCTGTCCACGCGGAAGGGGACGAGCGCTGGCATAATGTTTCGCATGACTTCCGCGATTGCGTACCCTTCTTCTTTATCCCGAACCGAGGCCGCGATTTCATCGTGAACTTGCAGCTGCAGGAAATGCCCACGCTTGTCGAGCTCCACCAGCGACTTCTTGACCTGATCGGCCGAGGTGCCCTGGATGAGGCGGTTGAGCGCCTTGTGGGTCCAGTCGTACGTGCCGTCATGCTTCAGCGGGAAGTGGAGCACCCGACCACCGGCCGTCCGGATGAAGCCGTTCTTCTGAGCGCGCTCCGAGGCGAACGAGGCCAGCTGCCGAATGTAGGGCGCACGATCGTCGAAGGCGTCGATGATGCTCTGCGCTTCTTCGCCAGCGGTCTCGAAGATGAAGCCGTCACCGCGCTCCTGGCGCTTGGCGATCGCTGCAGCGTGTTCCGAGTAGTACTCGGTGATGCGGTCGCGTCCCCGGCCGGTCTTCAAGCACCAACGGGTGGCCAAGCCCAGGTCGCGTGCAAGCTTGGCACCACCTTCACCGTAGCACAGGCCGAGGAAGATGTTCTTGGCGTACTTCCGCTTCAGGCCGGTCAGCTTGGCCATGAAGTCATGGTTGTCCAGCAGCGGGTTGGCGTGGTACTCAGCACAGGCCGCAGCGGCGCCCTCGAAGTTACAGCCCTTGACGGCTGCGAAATGGGTCGTCCAGCGCGGCTCCTGCTGGCTGTAGTCGTTCGAGCACCACTCCGTGTCCTCCTCGGGGATGTAGATCGAGCGCCACTCCTTGGCAAACTCGTCACGGCTGGGCTGTTGTTGCATGTTGGGGTCGACGCACGAGAGCCGACCGTAACGAGCGCCACGCACGTCGCCAGCGGCGCCTTGGTTCAGGTCGTCGTCCTCGCGCGCGATCTGGTTGAAGGTGCAGTGGATGCGGCCGTTGACCGCGTAGCGGCGGATCGAGGCAGCGAAGGTGGTGCGCAGCTTGTTGACCTTGCGCGCCCAGGCGATGGCGTCGGCCACCGGGTGCTTGATGTCGGCCAGGATGTCCTTCTTGACGGACACCTTGCCCTTGGAGGTGTACTGGAGCTCGACCCCGAGGTGCTCGATGGCTGGTGCTAGGGCCTCAGCCTTCCAAACGTCGCCAACAGCGATGCGGATGCCGGTCTCGTGCCGAACCTTGTCCAGCGCTTCCTTTTCCTGGGCGAGTGACCACGTCTCAATTTGTTCGAGCTTGTCGAAGTCGATGCGCACGCCACGCATCCGCATCCGTACGAGCACAGGGAGCACATCAGTCTCGAGGTTCCAAATGTCCCACAGGTCTTCATCGTCAATCTTCCGCTCTTGCTTGCGGAGCAGCTGGAGCGGGCGCTCCACGTCGGCCTCGCCGTAACGCCCAACGAAGCGGCCGGGCAGCTTCCACAGGCCCTTCTTCGGATCGACCCCGTACTCGCGCGCGGCGGCAACGAGCTCGCTCTCGTCCTTACCCGGCAGGTTGTAGCGGCTGAGAATTTCCTTGAGGCTGTAGCGGTCCTGGAGCTCGTCAATCAGCGGCTCGGCCACCTGCACGTCGCGCCACTTCACGTCACGGCTGTACTCGACGCCCTCGCAGGCTAGATGCTCCATATCATACGAGAGGTGAGCCCCGACCAAGTCTCCTCGAAATCTCTTGGCCTGATCCTGCATGTAACGCCGACACTGGTCAACGTCGAGATTGTCTCCGCCTTGGTGCCGAACCGGCAGGTAATGCTTAGGTCCGTCTTCAATTGCGAATGCATAACCCACAATGTGAGCGCCGCGACGAGTGCCAATGCCCAGGGTCGTAAGGCTATCATCCCTCGTCTCCACATCCACAGCCACACGCTTGGCCCTGCTCCAGTCGGGCAAGGTCTCCATCGACGGCGGTCTCCACGTCGTGGTCGGGGCAAACAGGGGGAGTTGTGTCATGTGGCTTGCTGTATGTTCCGGGGCCGATGTTTTTGAGGGTGCCTTCGAGCACCATGGCGGAGAGGTAGCCCTTGATCGTGGCTGGCGAGTAGGCTTCAACCATCGCCGCCACGTCTTCGTAGTGATAGACCCGGCCGGGAAGCATCGCTTCGAGCATCAGCTTGCCACACCGGGTCTGGTGCTTGGGCAGCACCGAGTAGCCTGAGCGCACCTCGTGTTCGCCGCAGAGACCGTCGTAGTCGGCCGCAACCATCTCTCGAAAGCTGTCGGCCGCGCTACGGGTCGTAAACTTGAACACGACGTAGTGGAGCTCAACCTGCTCCGGTACTAGTTTCCGCGCCACGTTTCGCCTCCCGGATCAGGGCCTGGATGCCGTCGATGGCGAGCTCGATCTCGCGCATTTCATCCCAGCGCCACAGCAGTTGCAGGACGCGACGTTCCTGCATCTCCAAGTCGTTTGCAATCACGAAACGCTCGATGACCTCCAGCGGGACACGATCGCCCTTGCGGTAGGAGCCAATCCAGAAGATGCCGCCATTGATCGCCGCCTCGATGCGGTCCATCAGCGTGCGCCGGTCCTGCACCGCCTCCTTGAGCTTGGTAGCGAAGTGCAGTGCCTTCTCCAGGTCCTGGAGCCCGTTCTTCTTGCGCCAGCGGCTCACATACTTCGAGGCACAGCCTTCGAGGTACGGGATGTTGAACGCTGACACGATGTCCCAGTGCTGCAGGTCAGAGCGGTAGTGGTCGCCACCGACCTGCATGTCGTTCGCATTCATAGTCTCAGTCTCCATAGCAGCGGACAGTTTGATGGCATCGTCCAAGCTCAGCGGCCCCTTTGGACGAGTGTGGAAGAGGAAGCGACGCCGCAAAGCCGCTTCCTCCTCACGAAGGTCTTCAGCCAGCGTTCTCACCCGAAAGCGGCCTTCATAACGCCTGCCTGGATCGGCAGACAATCCTGCGAGCGCAGCTCGAACCACAGCGCCTGGGCTTCAGGCAGCAGCGGAACCTCAGTGAAGTAGCGCTCGATCTCCTTGCGGCCCTCCTTGGCGAACAGGTTGCCGTAGAGCTCCTGCTCGACGCACCAGAGCCAGAACTCCAGCCGGTCGCAACACTTCAGCTTGGCGTAGTCGAGCGGGTCGAGCTCGTCCTCTGCCGGCAGCAGCATGGACTTGTTGATCCGGCCCTCCACGACGCCCAGGGTGTCCTTGAGCCCAGGGGTGTAGCGGCAGGTCGGTGCCGGGATGTCGCCAACCCAGGCCTCGGGCACGTCGTGGGTGAGACAGGCCAGCGCCAGCCGGGGGAAGTCCAGCGGCCAGAGGTAGTGCATCAGCATGGCGACACCCCACTGATGGGTTGCGTTGCTGTAGGTGCCGTGGTGAGGGAGGCCATGACAGCGCTCCACCCGTCCGCCGGAACGGCTTTGAATGAGCGCGTGGGCGACCGTCTTGACGTCAACGCCGTGCATTTTGTTCTCTCCGATTGATCCATTCGATCGCTGCTTTCCGCCAGTCCGTCGCGCTGCATTGCAGCAGGTTGTCGCGCGCCGCGTCATAGTCTTTCTTCTTGTACGAGGCATGTGCCGCGTGCATCGGGTTGACCACCCGACGGAAGAAGCGGGTCTGGAACCCGGTGATCGGCCCCTTGTCCATGTAGACCGCGAGGTCCAGGTCGAACATGGCCTTGCTCTCGTCTAGGTTGTTCCAGAGGGCGTAGGGAGACACTGACCCATTGCCGTAGGGGTTCCCCTCGATGCGGCACGCCAGCGGCTTGAGCGGGTCAAGCGTGCTGTGGTAGGCGTGGAAATTGGTGGAGACCTGCTCATAGGCGCCGACGAGCAAGCCCAGGGAGAGGGCGATGTACTCCTGCAGCACGCTGAAGTGCACCGCGTTGGCGCCGTAGGCACCCCAGATCATGTCGTTGGAGCGGTTGAAGACGGTCATGTCGAGCTCGCGCCGATGGTTGACCGCGAACACCACGCTGATGTTGCAGGGGAAGTCCTTGCCTTCCTTGCCGAGGTCGGCTCGCGTGTCCCACATCTGCATGACACAGCGGCGGTCGTCGCTGTTGACTGCCAGCTGGTGGATGATCACCTCGATCTGGTCCAGCTTGAACCAGCGACGCCAGCGGTAGCCGTAGGCGCCGTGGAACGTCTTGCCGTCGTCGGAGAAAGTTTCCATGCGCTTGACGTAGTGCGCCACTGAGGCGACGTCACGCTTGCCAGCAAGCATCCACAGGCTCTCGTACAGGTGGAAGAATGGGTTGGCGTCGCGCTCCGGCCAGAAGATGACCCGCTCTGTGGGCTTCTCGTACCGGGTGGCTACCGGCTCCGGAAACATCCGCACTGGGCCGTTGCGGCTCTCGCGCTCGATGCCTTCGGTCTCCAGATAGGCGATGCCAGTGGGCAGAGCGGAGTGAACGTTTCGTACGCGGATCGTGTACATCAGGCCCTCCCGGCCGGTTCATAGTGTCCGGGGGTGCAGCGCCACTTCTGGATGTACCATTCCGGCTTGTTGTAGATGGGGTGCTCGCTCTTCCACTTGGAGAGCGGCGGTGGCGCCAGCAGGCAACCCTGCCACGTCAGGCCTTCCGTCATATTGCTGTCGGTGACGATCTCGTCAACGCAGACCGGCTGTCCGGCAATGAGGTGGCAAAGGATGGCGCTGACGGTGATGAACATTTGGTTCTCCTGGTT